GGTACTGCACCAAAGCGTAAAGGTGATCAAACAAAACAAGATCCGATGCCTAAGACAAAAGCCGCACTAATGGCTGGCATGATGGGTAAACTGCAGGCAATGACTAAACAACAACTGCAAGCAGCTTACACTGAAGGATTTGACGTTGATGAAGTAGAAGGTGAAGCAATTGCTGAAACTTCTGATTTAGAAATTAACGTTGATTTTTCAGATGATCTTAATGCACTCGTCGCAGAAGAGGCAACTCTTTCTGATGAGTTCAAGGGTAAAGCAGAGACAATCTTTGAAGCAGCTATTAAATCAAAATTAGCTGAAGAAATTGATCGTCTTGAAGAGAAGTACGACGAAGAACTTGCTGAAGAAGTTGCTACTACTAAAGCAGAACTCGTTGAAAAGGTCGACAGCTATCTTAACTACGTAGTTGAGAATTGGATGGAAGAAAATAAACTTGCTATCCAAACTGGTTTGCGTACAGAAATCGCTGAAGGATTCATGAATAACTTGAAAGATTTGTTCACTGAGTCTTACATCGAAGTACCAGAATCTAAAGTTGATCTCGTTGATGAATTAGCAGAAAGCGTTGAAGAACTGGAAACAGCTCTTAATCAAACAACTGCTAGATCAATCGAAATGCAGGGTGAATTAGAAGAATTGCAGCGCGAAAAAATTGTGCGTGAACATTCGTCTGATCTCGCCGAAACTCAAGTTGAAAAACTTATGAAGTTGGCCGAAGATCTTGACTTCGAAGATTGGGATACTTTCTCTACGAAAGTTGTTCAAATCAAAGAATCATACTTCACCAAAAAAGTAACTGATACAGCTGATATTGTAGAAGACGATGATGGATCTGATCCAGTAGCCGTTTCTTCATCAATGGAACAGTATCTTAGTGCAATCAAGAAAACGCAAAAATAATTGGGAGTCCAAAATGCAAAATGCACAATCCTACGATAAGTTGATCGAGAAATGGGCACCGGTACTGAATGAAGAATCAGCTGGTACTATTAGCGATCATCACAGAAAAGCTGTTACTGCAGCAATTCTTGAAAACCAAGAAATCGCTCTCCGTGAGCAAGGCCTCATGGAAGCTCCAACTAACGCAGCCGGCGCAGGTACTGTCGCTTCTGGCGGTGCAGCTGATAACTGGAATCCAGTTCTTATTGCACTAGTCCGTCGTGCAATGCCTAACCTAATGGCATATGACATTTGCGGTGTTCAGCCAATGTCAGGTCCAACTGGCCTCATCTTCGCGATGAAGTCACGTTATAAGACTACTCTTGCTGGCGTAACTAATGGCGACGAAGCTCTGTTCAACGAAGCCGCTGTCGGTTTCTCAGGCGATTCAAACGCTACAGCTAATGGTGATCCATCAGGACTTATCGGCGTAACTGACGCCGGTGGTGACTCATCTATCGATAACGACCGTACAGGCCCAACACTTGGCGATCCATTCACAACAGCTGAAGCTGAATCACTCGGCGAAGCTGGTGGACAAGCGTTTGCTGAAATGGGTTTCACAATCGATAAAGCCACTGTGACTGCTAAGTCACGTGCTCTAAAAGCAGAATACAGCTTGGAATTGGCCCAAGACCTTAAAGCAATTCATGGTCTTGACGCTGAAACTGAGTTGGCAAATATTCTGTCAACTGAGATCATGGCTGAAATCAACCGTGAAGTTGTACGTACAATCAACTCACAAGCCAAAACTGGTGCATCAACAACTAACACACAGCTAAACGGTGTGTTCGACATCCAAAATGATGCCGATGGTCGTTGGTCAGTTGAGAAGTTCAAGGGTCTGATTCTTCAGATGGAGCGTGAAGCTAACGTAATTGCTAAAGAAACTCGTAGAGGAAAAGGTAACTTTGCTATCTGTTCATCTGACGTAGCTTCTGCACTTGCAGCTTCAGGTATGCTTGACTACGCACCTGCAATGAATACAGCACTGAATGTTGACGATACTGGCAACACATTTGCTGGAACTCTAAACGGTCGTATGAGAATCTACATTGATCCATACGCAACAGGCGATTACATCAACATCGGTTATAAGGGTACAAACCCATATGACGCAGGTGTGTTCTATTGCCCATACGT